GGGCAATAGACATACAAGAAGAGGATTATCCCATGGCGACTTTACCCAATGAATGCGTGCTTACCAATGAAACCAATGAAGAGGTTCCTAATGAGGAAAACGTTCATCCATATTTGAAATTAAAAGCAAAAACTCGCCAAGAAAGTTATAAAGACAAAACGTATGCTACTTTATTGTCGTTTCAAAAACGAGACTCGCCGATTCATGCGGAGATTATTGACATCCGCAATCCAAGTAAAACCATTATTTGTACCTATGATCATCAACCGCGTTTGTTTGTTCCGTTGAAAAACAAGAACGGATATTCTTTGCGACCTCTTCTACCCCTTGAACTCAAACAAATTCAAGGATTTCCGGAAAACTTCCAACTATGTGGAAATAAAAAAGATAAAATCCGACAAATTGGAAATGCGGTTCCGCCCCCATTGATAGAGAAAATCGCAATTGCTCTCATAGAGTTCAAGCCTGATTCATAGTTTATCATTGATTAAAATTCAATGACGTGATGGCAACATAAATCATCGTAATAATCCAAAAAATCTTCCCAAAATCTAAATTCTTTTTTTTCTCCATTTTTATGAAGGAACGTATATTTGTGAAAAAAGTATTGGACTTCTCCCCGATGAAGACGAGATAAAAGGCTGTTTTCATAAAACGGATCGTTTTGGGGAGCATTGAAACAGGTTCCTTCTATGCCCACAAATTCAAGGCGTTGGGTGGTATATTTCAAAAAAACACTGTCCGGATCGTGTCCGGATACAATCACACAATGTATATCTTGAAACAATGAACTATTTTGTTTATGATGATCGGGTATAGACGTATTTATATAATAGTCAATTTGTCTTTTGTTTTGGCTATAGATCCGTTTGTTTCCGTTTCCACAAGAAATCAATACAAAACCATTTTGTCTATAACTTTTGTTTAATTCATTTATAAAGTTCGGGCGATAATATTTATCATATCCATTTTCACCAATGCCGCCTTGTAAAATACCAAATTCACTATAGGGCTGACTATCTATACATATAAACTTATCTATCCAGTCTCCATATTGAAGGGGTATGGTATCTAATCCCGCACCAATATAAAGGGCTGTACTACGTACCATTACTCTTGAATGATATAAATAGATTATTATTATTTATATTATTCATTATTATAATCACAAGAATATGAAAATATTCAACGGAACTATTCTATGGTTTTGTCTTTTGTCTTTTGTTTCAAATATACACTGTATACAAATTACACCACGACAATTGGGATTATATATGTCTCAGGCTTCTTATTGTGAAGAAGAACGTTTAGAAAACTGGGATTGTCAAACGTGCGATGAATCTGTATCCTTGTTTCGTATATTAGAACAACACGGAGAAAAAGCCATAATAGGTGTGTATGAAAATACCATGATTGTTTCTTTTCGTGGTTCAAGTAATCTTTTAAATTGGATTGACAACGTTCAGTTTTCTCTCAGTTGCCCTTATGATGATTCAAGCATTTGTGTGGAAACGGGATTCTACAAAGTATTTGAATATATGAAAAACGATATTTACGAGGCTCTGTATTCCCTTATTCGCGCCCATGGGTTGAAGACCCCCAAATTGCTTGTGTGCGGACATTCGCTTGGTGCCGCAGTGGCAACGTTAATGACCTATGACATCATGAATGACATCATGAATAACAATGAAGCAATGAAACTATCCCAAGATTTGAATGTTATTGAGATGGTTACATTTGGTTCACCACGTGTGGGAAATCAAGAATTTGTATATGATTTTATGGAAAAAATAAAAAAACACGAAATTACAACCTTTGAACGGGTTACCCATGCCTATGATATTGTACCACATTTACCACAACAATTTCTAGGATACGATCACATTCCTCACGAAATATGGTACACTGAAGATAATAGGATAACAACAATTTGCCATGATACAGAGAACTATGAAGAAGACCCTCAGTGTTCGAATTCTTGTGGACCCTTACATTGCACAAGTATCAGCGATCATTTGAATTATATGAATATTAGCATGGGGAGTGATGGATATTGTTAAAACAACACCATTTACATAACAATTCGCATAAAGTAGAACACGTTTTACGCCTCGACAATTCAAGTTGTATATGTCGAAACGAATGAATTAAATCGATAGCACTTAATCGATCGGCGGGATCAGTTCGCAACATATATTGGATGATTAAATTCTGTATATTTGTTGGCGTTTTACTCCAAAAAAAATCATTGTCATGTCGCTTGTTTTCAAACAATTCCGCAAACATGATACCTAACGCCCATATATCTATTTTTTGATTATAAGAACTTCCTTGTTTCAATTCTGGACTCATATATCGCGTTGTGCCCGCACGATTTGTAGTATCTTCTTGTTCTTGTTCTTTTTCCGCATTTGTATCAGTTGTCATGGAAAGGATATTTTCATAGGAGTTTGTAATTGTCATTTTCGGATCATTTGAAGATTGAATGATTTTACTTAACCCAAAGTCCCCGATTTTCGCCAATTTTGTTTGAGATAAAATAATATTTTGTGGTTTAAGATCGCGATGAATAATAGACTGAGGTCTTCGACTATGTAAATATTCAACCCCTTTTAATACATCTAAACAAATATCTATTTTTTCAATCACTTGTAGTGTATTGGTTTCAATGTAATGCAATAAATTATAGTTGGGTAAATATTCCATGACAATGATAAATGGATCTTCTACATATCCCAACAATTGAACGATGTGTGGATGATGACATTTACTCAATGCATCAAATTCATGGTTGAATATTTTTTTTTTACTTTCCATCATGGTTTCATTCATAATTTTAGCAACTACTTGGGTTTGTTTCCATGATGCTAAGTAAACCGTACCAAATTCACCTTTACCAATCAACTTGTCTTTATGAATCAATAGATCCCACGGGGGAATCTCCCAATCATGAAATGTCTTGTTTCGTATGTAACGAAACGCTTTAGGTATACCATCATATAAACTATAATCTGTGTCATCAAACATAATGAAATATTATATAAATATGTATCTATATAGTATTTAACAATGATTCATGTTGTGTCTTTTTCAAACTGGTTGATTGGTGTAATTATGGGGGTGGTATTGTTGATAAAAGCAAATGAATTGTGTGTATTTGTATACAAAGGCATTCATTATAACCATTATGAATTGGATGTATAGACATTATCAAGGTTCATATAATAAGAAATAGCCGGCAACACATGTTAAGATCATACCGATTATTTTGCGCATACTGATGGTTTCGCCGAAAAAGACATACAACGACAAGGTCATTAATGGTAAATAAATACAAATGGCTAAACCATCTATAATACCCATATTGGTAACATTATGTGTACCCAATTGAATGAAATATTCACGATAAAATAATATAATAGCAATCATTAAAATTAACCCATATTGTACGTTGGGTTGTGGTACAATGATATCTTTTCGACGAAACAGAATACACAATAATGCGGCAATGATTATAGCATTTACAAATATGATTTCTGGACTAATCTTAAATTGTGTCATTAAACATTTGGATAATAACACATAAAAAGTATAAAAAAGAGAAAGAAATATACTAATTGTATACCATTTCATAGTATATAGTATATTATTATTAAATTACGAAATATATTATTATAGGTCGGGTCATTATCCAACCAATGCTTTTAAACATAAAGATCGTCGTATTCGTCGCATTAGAAAACTTTTTATTTTTACACGATAAATAGCTGAAATACATACATCTTTTTGAACGACGCTACTATCCAAAGGATGATCCCACGGTTTAGAAGATGTGGCGTGTTTTTCTACGCAAAATCCGTGGGAAAAGAATCCCCGTGGATAGGGAGATTTATGAAATGTAGAATAATGATAATGACTCAAAATCGCATCCACGTAATAGGATAAATGAGAAAACGTGAATTCTATTCGTTCTTTATCAGAAACATCGTATAATTCGTTGATAAATTCTTGTAAATCTTCATTATCTCCAAATAGGGGATTCTCATTACAAGGAACAATGAACGGTTTTAACATATTAAAACGAATCTTCACAACATTTTTTTCTCGAATTTCTTTTGGACACGAAAACAAAGGGGATTCTTTCGCACATGTGGAAAACAAGAGTTGTTCGTGGGGTTTCATATAGGCACACATCAAGCGAACCAGTTCGGGTTGAACCTGATTCATTTGTCTTTTAATTACAGAAATAAAAGACAAATGAATTCAATTTTATATTTACACACTTATTTCGGAACTAGTCCAATCGAAACAAACCAATAAAAGAGATCAACTATTAATACTTTTTAATATAAAATAATTCCATATAGAAATAAGTATATGAATACATCGTTGAAATATTATTTTCGCACTTTAGTATGGATTTGGGTATTTATGGTTCTTGTGTTGTTTATTGTTGAAATAAGGTATAAATATGTATTAAAATACTTTAATCTATTAAGCCATTATGTGTTATTTTTACCTTCATTAGAACCAGCCAATAGTATACAAGAAGGTCAAACACAGTTATATAATCACGGTGTTGCAAGTGGACTAGGTGTTATTCCCAAGAAACAATGTGATTTAGTGAAAAGACAAGTCATTGAATATGAAAAATCTGCACCAGAAGATTCCTATAAATCCATCAATACAAATTATCGCAGATCGGATTTATTTGTTCCCTTAGAAGGAGCCATTTTAGACACGGTCAAACAAATGTTAAACAATTGGAAGTCCATTCAATCTCCCTTGTATCATCCACAATCAAAAATAGTAGAAGTTGCTTGTTTTATTTCATTGCCTGGTTGTAAAGGACAAACCATTCATAATGATACGAATGATGATATTCAACACAAAGATGCGATTTCATTTGGTGTCTTTTTACAAGATGTGGATAAAAAATTGTCTCCATTGGCGGTTGAATCAAATGCGTCATCATATAGTTGGCATTGTGTTACCGGAAAAAAGGGGGATGTCTATGGATGGTCTGCAAAAGTACATCATGGTGGAGGGGCAAATCGTTCTACCAAACCAAGGTATTTATTCTACATTACCATTGTATATCCACCACTTCAAGACATTGATGTTGGTGAATATTCGTTATTAAAACAATATGGTAATGGAATTATGGTGAAAGATATTGTTTGAATAATTTATAGTGTATATATATAATGGAACCAACAAAACCTTGTCATGAGAGAAATCTCAAAAAAGGTGAACCTATATGTGAAAATGAAGATGACAAATGTAATTGGGATAGTACAAAGAGTAAATGTAAACCAAAACCAAATACTCCTGTTATGAGTTTGGACGACAAGGTGGATCAAATATTGGACAAAATATCAAATATAGAAAAAGAAATCACAATGTTGCGTAAAACGCAAAAAAATACATTGAATTCAATTTCCCCGAACTCCAATATGTCTATTCCATCAAGTGCGATGAACACAAACGCGAAGTTAAACACAACACGAAAAAAGAAACGAAAATTACTACCAAAAAAAAGTACATTTGCAAAAAAAGGTCAGTTGGGATATAAAAACACCAAACACATGGATATAAATAGTGTAACAAATAATGGATATAACAACAACAACAATAACAACAACAATGTAAACAATAACGTAAACAATAACGTAAACAATAACGTAAACAATAACGTAAACAATAACGTAAACAACAACAGAAACAACAACAGAAACAACAACAGAAACAACAACAGAAACAACAACAGAAACAACAACATGAACAATACAAGAAACAATAACAACAACAGAAACAATAACACACGAAAGCAAGGGAAACTTTTAAAATACGGCAATCCTCCAATCAACAATATGGAATTACAAGAAACAAACAGAAGTGGCAATCAATTATCCAACAACAATAGACCCTCAACTATGAAAACCAATACCCCAAATGGGAATGAAAAAACGGTTTCTGAAAATGGTTTAAATCAATTAAATAAAAGTGTTAACAACGAATCAGACACGATGATGAATACCGTAAATAATAAAGATTGATAAACATTTCGTTGAAAATCGTCCAATGAAAACTGACAATATTCATTTATATGTAGACCTTATAAATGAATTAACAATCGCAACAAAAGTATACCACATTTTGATTCTCCTCATCTTCCTTTTTATAACCACACCATTCTAACATGGAGTCAACCCCTTTACAATGACAACATACGTATTCAAGGGGTTCTTCTTTGTTCTTTTGTTCTTTATCAAATTTCGTTTTCAACGCTCGAAACTTGGCCCGTTTAATCGCCAAACTCAAATAGAGATTCATGACCAAACAAAAATGACAAGAATTTGAAAAATAAAGACAAATATTATTACACCAACTACTTCCATATAAAAATTCATCTTCATTATAGATTTGAATATTTGCTTGTTTGGATCGCACTATATTTTGGTGTAATGCTTGAATTTCATCAGATATATCGCTATTCGATATATCATTTTGAAAAGAACGTATCATATTGAATTGATTTTTGTATTCTTCAATGGGTGCTTCTAATATAGAACGATTGCCCGTATGAACTTTTTCTAAAAGCATGGATTCCACAATTTTGCCTTTGTAATGAATGATTTCGTTATACGAAAACATGGTATGAAATTCCTTTTTCGCATCCAACATTTTCTTCTCTACTTCTTCTTGTTCGTATAATTGAATGACTTTATAAAAGGACTCATAATGTTTGTGCATGATTTGTTTCATATTTTCCTTATCTTCGCATGAAAGAGGTTGGTGTAGTAGATCAACATAAGGATCATAATCTTCTTTTACTTCTTCTTCGCTATCATAGTCCTCTTCGGTTTCATCTGGATTTGGTTCTTTTTTGATTACATCACAAGTAAATCTATTTTTTGTATAAAACATCATTTCATCGTCAAAGTGACTTTGAATCAAACGAATTTGTTTCAGTTTATGATTCAATAAGGATTCAACCTCATTAAAGATTTGAAGCATTTTGTAAATTTCTTCTTTCCGATCGTCTATTTTAATGAATTTAAAGATAGCTGTAGAAATCGCAATATACGTGGATAAACATATGGATATGGCCTGTGTATTTTTATCGTGGTCCCTTGTGAATATATGAGGTTTCATGGATTCAAAAAAAGTAATAATGGTGGATGCTACAATAATCGAAATTTGAAATAAATTGATGATTTTTCTTAAATATAAATGTTTCATGAACAATATGATCCGCTTGTCTTTGATGGTATGATGATGTGCAATAAGATTTTTTTTAAACTGTGAGTTTTTGAAATCAAAATATATATCATGAGTTTTATATGGATCCATAAAATGTGTGTCAATATATAATAGGTCATAAAAAAGATGGAAGGAGGAAATACAATTATAGAAAAGATGGATACTTATAATCAAACAATGATTCAATTGGCCTGGAATCATAAAATAAAGCTGATTGTGTTTACATTAATCACAATCATTGCGCACATAAATATACCAAAGCTTCAAGATATGAAAGAAAAAATGAAATACAAATGTGAAGCAAAAAACAATTGTTTACTTTCTGACGAAATAGAACACGTAAATGATGTATTTGATATGATTGTTGATGTACGATCTAAAGAAGAATATGAAAAGGGACATGTCATTAATAGTGTAAATATAGAATATTCTACTATTTTGGAAGAAACTGACAAAAAGAAATTGAAACAAAAAGGGATCACAAATCAAAGCAAAGTACTTCTGTATTGTAAAACCGGAAAGCGAGCGAATTTAGCAAGGGAACATATGATAAACAATCTTGGATATAAAAAGAACTATATTTATTTCACTACGGAAAACTATAAGGAAGTACAACGAAGTTTATAAACAATATATAATAAATATAAAGATATCAATACTTATTTGTTATTATGAATCGTGTACTTAACCAAGAATTAATCTTATGGACCACCGTGACTGGTCTTTCAGGTGGTATATGTTATTTGGGATTAAATGACGTATATCATATATATGTACGAAAAGATCGATTTTATAGCACTCCGTGGAACGTTCATTCGTTATTGAATAAGGGTGTTTTAATTGGACTGTCGGTTGGAATAATGCATTATTATTTGAAGGAACCCGTTTTGTATAGGTTGTGTAAATCCATCACCATGTAATTTAGGCATTGTCATTCAAGTTGGTCGTTTGTGCCATGAGTTTCTTACATTTGTTTTGGTGAGTAATCAAGGCCCGTTTGTTTTTAGCATTAAATTGATTACACAACGTACATTTAAAAGACAATTGATCCACATTGGTAAAGAGGCTATTGAGAAGCATGGTAAGTTGAGGCATTTCAAAGTCCTCCAATTGTTTCAAGTGGTCTTTGTGTTGTTTTTTGTAGGTTTCCATGAGTTGTTTTTTTTGACCGATGAATTGGAGATATTCTTTGTTGATACCGCTCAATTGATCGATTGATATATACGCATCTCCGTCATTGGACGCATTTTTTTGTAGGGCTTTGTCGAGATGATCTATCAAGGCAACTGCCATGTTTAGTTTTTCGTGTTCGTAGTTTCCAAAATGAATAAAAACCATAATATGATTCATATGAATATCAATTTGAAAGTTGGTTTTATTTTGAATACCACTATGCTGGGAAATCATGATGCCGTGTTTTTCCTGATATTCAATGTCCCGAATGAACTTTTTGATTTCTTCATTCGGTACATTGCTTTGATAATCTTTGTTTTCAAACAAAATATCGCATTTGTCTTGTCTTTGCAATAAATAGTCGCATGCTTTGGGTTCTCCACTTTTATCCACAATTTTTCCACCTGGAAAACACTGGGTCAAACAAGCTTCCAATTTGTTTTCGCTTTCCTTGCCCTTTTTTGTGGAATTCTTTTGTTTCTCAAGGAAGCGTTTGAGATCCATATTGGTTTGGTAAAACATGGACTCTTGACTATAAAAGGTTTGTAACGTTCCCATGACTTTGTTGGTCATTTGTTCGTATTGATGTTGAATGACTTTTTCCATGGAAGCTGGATCATCTCCACCACGTTGTTGATTCGTGATTTTTTGGATCATTCCGTGTGATTCTTGAAACATATCTTTTTGGACGTTTTTGAATTCGTTGGTAAGTTTTGGAAATTGTTGCAAGATGGAAAACGTGGTTTTTTCTAAAAAGGTATTGTTTGTTTCGCGAATCAATGCCAAAATATCCACATCCTTTTTTCCGTTTTGAAGTACTTCTTTCATTTGTTGAACGTAGTATTGCTTTTGTTCGCCAATATGATCGTAAGTCATTTGAAGTAATTTGTTGCCTTGTGAGGTAGAATGTTCCAATGTATCTACCTTTTTATGAATCGTGTGGAGCAATGCCTTGACTTCATTTACACTAATACTATCTTGAATGGTATTGGTGATATTTTGAATCAAATCCACAAACAATTCGTTGACGTTGTTGAAATCCAAGGTCGGGTTTTTTTCATAAAACGCAATCGCTTTGACGCTTGTTAATGTATATGACGACATATATGTATTCATCGGTAGTATTGTTTAAGTATCATTCCAATTTATATTTGAAACTCATATAAATAGTACAGTTTTATGTTATTTATCTTATCATGCCAGATTTACCAGAAGAAATGATCCGCCATGTGTATAGTTTTTTGAACCATACATGCAATTGTTGTTTGCGAACTTTTTCGCATCCAAACGAAATAAAACATAGTTTTAAATACAATGTACGGTGGAATAAACAAATTGTAAAACATTATTGTAGCGATGATTGTTTCTGTTTTTTGACATAATGAAATACTCTATATAAATAGTAAAATACTTATATAGATCATATCTATGGATTTGTCTTTTATAATTGATTCAAGATAGTATTAAGATTATTTGAAATATCTGTAATTGTATTATCCATATTAGTACTAATATCCTGAATCGCTTTTTGTACGGCAGTGTTGGTAAAAACAATGGGTTCATTAAATTTTTGAATCAAAGAAACTACAAAAACAAAAGACAATAACAAAAGACAAAGACAAAGAATCTCAAACATTATATTATAAAATGAAATTAATTTATTGTAGTTTAATCTAATGCAATACCAGCAGTAACTATATTATTATTTATGGCTTGGTATTTCGTGATTTGATCTTGGCACTTTTGTTGAAGTGTGGATATATCAATTGTAGCCATGTTTTCCACAAAAAGGCTTGTGGAACTAGCACAAATTACGACAATGGCTAAAAAGAAGAGTAGAATCCCCCATTTGATACCTTTTTCTTTATTCATACTATATTATAGATGTATTTTTTATATGTTTATATTTTAAATGCCTCGTAAATGTCCCAAAGGAGCCATTTGTTTTGAGAACTATACTATATTCTTCATTTGTCTTTTGTTGTTTATAGTGGGGTATTGTATTTATCGTGAAAGGGGGTGTTTGTTTTGTTCGCATGTAGAAGTTCCTTTTTCGCTTTCTCACAATCACGGTCATTCTCATGCCCATGCTCACGCCCCACCACCTTTGATGCCCACAAGTGGCTATGACATGATGCGTCCCATAGCACGACCGGGTATATCCTATAACAACAATCCATCGGATACCTTGTTAAATCCTTATGCGCCTCCTTTACAACACAATAGCCCGCATACTTACAAACAAGTTGGTTATTTAAAAAACGACCACTACGGACATAAAATGTTTCCGATCTTTGCGAAGCCCATTCATTTGCGACGTGACAAATGGTACTATTATACCATATATGATAACATTAAATTACCAATATATAGTAATGGACGAAAGTGTTCAAGCGAACAAGGATGCGACTCGTTGATGAATGGGGACATGGTGAAGTTGGAAAATATGAATGATCCTTTTCAAGTCAGTTTATACGACAACAACACCTTGACCTATGATCCGGTTTTGTAAATTATGAATTAAAAATTGATTCAATAAATAACTATATATGATAGATAACAATGCCAAGTATTGAAGAATACAAAGAAGCCTATATTAACCAATTGACTCCTCAGGAAAAAATAGCTTATGAAATAGCCAAAAGTAAACTAGAAAGTAGCTTTGATCTGGAAAAATCCATCGGGTTTTTGACATACATGAAGAAACAACCGCCCTCAAAGGTTTGATTCTTGGGACATCTTATATGCAGCATAATCAACTTTTTGTATTGACACTGTTTCGATAGACTTATGGACCTTGTTGTATTCTTCCATATTTCCTTTATAAATAAACTTATGAATGATTTTGTCTTTTGTACCTTTGTTTATTTCTTTTTGTTTCCGTGTTTCTTTCACATAAAACACGGAATTTCTTGTTGTCTTGTATTCTTCTTTTTCGTCTTCTGATTCGGAACTTTCTTCTATTTTTTCAAAATCCTCGTCGTTACAAGGACAAATACGTTCCAAATCTATTTCATCTTTAAACAAGTTCAAACAACGAATGTGAAGTAAATAGGAACGACATACAGAGTTCAGTATCTTGTATTGAATATTACTGTTTTTCGTAAAATAATGAAAAGATTCGTCATCGTGGTTATAATACATGATCATTGTATCATTGTGTTGAAACGGTAATTTGCTTTCATAATGATGATGTACTTTGTTTAGATCTTTGATAAATGCCATATTTGTATTTTCGTATTCTTGGGATTTCATCAACGGATCTTTGTAAATATCCATAAATGTATCAATGTCTTTTTCTAGAAAGACATGGTATTCATCTTCTTCATCCACTTCTTTGATTTGATTCATACGTAATTTATGAATGTAATTATCGATCAATAGATACAATCTATTCCCGACATAACAACCTCCCATAAATAGCGAAAGTATATAACTATAATAAAGGATTGTTTCATAATAAGTGTATATAAAATGACTTGTGTAAGCAATACCAATGATATGAAAAGAATATTGAGGCATTTCTAGGAGAGTTCCACGATTGAAATAAGACCGAATTTTCCAAAACTGATCCACATCATTACGCAACATGTCATCTTGGGATGTGTTGTCGCATTCATCAATATCTTTGATGGGTTCCTCTTGGGGTTCCTCTTGGGTGTTCATAATAATAAAACAAAGCACGTTGTCTTTATATGAGTTTATTTCTTTTTACACGATGTATCGTGAAATAAGGATCGTAACTTTCGAGAATCAAATGAACTAAGTGAGCCTATAATAATGGTCAATATGATTAAAATCACAAATACATTGTTTGATTTAAAGATGACATCATATTTTTCTTGTTTGATTTCTTGATCCATGATGACGATATTCAAATAGGCTTTGATTTTATTCAATAAAAGAATGAGAAATACCAAGATAAGAATAAAGAAAATAAACAATTGATTGCTATGTAAAAGAAGAATTGCTAAAAAATAAAGAAATAAAGTAAAGACAAAAGACAAAATCGGATTTATGGGAGTAATACTATCATCTATATTCATATCTACCACCAGATAAAGAAACAAAATCGTAATCAAATGACGAATGTATATATTTTTGATAAAGGATTCAATGTTACATCCAAATAAATGATCAAAGACACGATATGAAAGGGCCATTAAAAATAGGAAAAACAATAAAATATGTTGTATTTTTTTAGTATTATCCCCCGATATCCAGTTTTCAACATGGTCAATGTTAAACATATATATAGAAGGGGTATAATTTATTCATCACAAATACAAAAGGCATCAAAAATATGGTTCTTATAAATAAGATCCTTATAACTTGAAGTTGAGGATGACGTCTTTAAACAACTACGAAGTTCCTCTTTCATAGGTGCCACATCTGGTATGTCATAACTATGGTTTTTTAATTTGACATAAAATTTGTTTACCATTTCCATGGTATCGTATGTATCTTTGTGTTCTATACGGTTGCAACCATAGGATGCGTAAATATTATCTATATACTGTTGTATATTGCTCAACACTCGGTCAAGATAGTCTTCACTATAAGAAAACGCTTCGGGATGTTTCCAGAGCCAAAGAACTTCGTCTTTAATTTCTTTTCCTAAAATACTTATGAAATACATATAAGAATAGAGAAATTCTTCTGCTTTAAAATTCCATTTTTTGGGGGGAAACATATGATTCAAATAATAGGCAATATGCGTGGACGTTTCTAGTTGACTTATCAATGAGGAATATATGGATTCTGTTTCATCACTTGTGTTATGATCTATGCTATCTATTGAATCATCATCGGCATTATCACTTGCACTTGTTTGATACGTTTTCACGGAACCACAATCATCTTCTTCCGAATCGTACAAGTAATCGGGCAAACGCAATGGAGTATTATCCATAAAAGTATTATATATTTCTATATAAATTATTTATATAGAAACAAAAGGATTGCTTATTTGGTTTTATTTATAACCAAAATAGAATAACGGGTTTTCAAAACATACCAAACGTATGTGGTTCCACCATGGGTGATTCTATATATGAAGATTGGTTCACGACTTCACCTTGTTTCATAACAATTTTTCGTATACTAGGATCTATGTCATCATGTGATATAATCAAAATCGTTTTTTCTCTTCCAATTTCTTTAATGACATCAATAATGTTATCCTTATTTTTTTTATCTAATGCGGACGTAGGTTCATCAAATATAATGATCGCTGGATCACGTAACATCGCGCGGATGATCCACACCATTTGCCGTTGGCCTCCTGACAATTTAATTCCATCGTTGCCTAAGGATTGGTCCATTTTTTCCATAAAAATATCAATAATATTTTCTTCTAATTTCATATTTTTCATGATGGTTTTAATTTTTTCAACGTTCATAGATTTGTCTTTCTTTTCAAAAGGTATTCCATAAAATATATTTTCATATAACGTACGATTCAATAATTTTGGTTTTTGGGGAATATAAAATACATGATCATATAATTCATCTCGCGAAATATGTTTCAAGTTTATATTATTAATAAGTATTTCACCTTGGCTTGGTTCAAAAAATTTCAATAATAATTTGACTAATGTAGATTTACCGCTACCAATTTGTCCGATAATCGCAATATTTTCATTTTTTTCTATTTTTATGTTTACATTTTTCAAAGCATATGCGTATTTTCCCTTGAACTCTTTGTTATCCTCATATTTATAATCTATGTTTTTAAATTCAATGACACCATTGGAAAAAGATTGATCTTCTTTTGTTGTTCTCATGACTTCATCTAAATCCGATTTTTCATTGAAATAATTTTCCATTTCTTTAACTTGACTATATGTATTAATCATATTTCGTGTTAAATTATTTGCGTTTTCGAATAAAGTTAAAATACTATATGTTACAATAAAGGTAGATATAAATTGTTCTTTTGTAATATGCTTGTTTTTATAATCAGAATATAAATAATAATTCAATAGCATAAATGCGATGACTGTATATGTTGCAAAAATCATATAATAGATAAAATGTAGATTCAAAGATTTAAAAAAGATATCAGTAAACGGTTTAAATTTTTCATGCAAAATATTATTTTCATGTTTCTCTTGTTTACACACAATAACCGATATTAAATTGTTTAACAAATCTTGAAAATGTTGATAAATACTATCTTTTTCTTTTTCTCTTTTCATTTCAATATTCATTGTAGCATAATAG